TTCCATTAAATACCGCAATAGTAGCGGTAGCACCGGCGATCTCGCCAAGAATATCACGGTAGGCACAGTTTGAAATCTTCGCATATAAATCCTCGGGAATCTGGTAGGTAATATTTGGTAGACTGTCAAGGTTAGTATCAACTGTAAACTCAAAACGTTCTGCAAGCTGGTTGATTAACTCTTTAACAGTACAAGGGAATTGAATAGTACCTGAATTATATGGGGTTTTAGCGAGTTTACCCATGAGGTCATAGCCTTTGATTTTAGTGGTTTTCTTCTCGAAATCAGCAGTAGATTCTTCAACATAGAATAGTCCAAGATTTGCTTCTTCCCAAGTGTCATTCTCAATATCGACAAGCGCTTTAGCTATCACACTAAAAGTATGGTCAACTAGGTTGTAATCTGTACCGAATAACTCAACATTTACTACAGAAGTAGCAGTGCCAAATAAATGGCCAGATGAATCAATGGTAATTTTAATTAGTTTGTCTTGACCGGTGATCACAGAATTGTCATCTAAGACTAGCGAAGCAGTAATAGTTTTTACTGGCTTCTTCATAGCCTGTTTAAAATTATCTGATACGTTTATCATGTTAAGCCCTTTCCATAGGAATTAAGTTCACCGTAAACGGCTTGTAGAGCCCCCTTTGGCGCTCGAGGAGTTCTACTGAGTAATCTGAAGCGTAATAAGCACCGCTTTTAGAAGCTCCGGCCTTCGGATCGTAGTATTCAACATTGAAAAATCCTTGATCTAACAGTCCACAGAGCTCAGAGATACGTTCTTTTGTTAAGATCCCACCAATTTCTAGTTCTAGCTTCGGGAATACACCAATAAAGGTCGCAGAAAGTCCACCATTGAGGTTTCGTCCAGCGTCTGAATACAGTTTGGCACGGGTGATCTTGTAACTTTTAAGCCCTGCAACTGTCCTCCCGTTTATTTTTAATAAGTCCCCTGAAATTATCATAATTGCTCCAATAAAAACGACCCGCAATTATTGCAAGGTCGTAGATTTATTTATATTATAGCAGATTTAAAATTACTAAGTTTATTTAACACATTTTATCATATTTGATATTGACAATGATATTATTTTTGATATCATTAAATTAAGCAGGAAAACCTCTGCTAGTAGATTTAAAAAGCCGACCACTAAAAAGTATGAAACATGTAATAAATTTTAAGATAGTAGAATTTTCCATTCGTTCCGAAAGATCTAGCGACTGGGATGTAATTCTAAATTTAATCAGTAACTATTTTCCTTATGAGATTTCAGACAAAACAGATAATTACCTACGAGTTCATGTCTTATCTTATGGGAATGAAGATCTTAAAATAATACAAACACTTTCTAAACAAATATACGGAAAAATAATGCCGTTTGGTCACGTAAGGACGGTAATTATAGATTATTAGAACGTGAATTTACTAAGCTAATTTTCCTGCTTGTCGGTCGGCAGAATCTACTGTAGGTGAGAAAATAATAATTATTTTTTAGGGGAGAGGAAGGGCGTAACAATGAAACCTGTCGCATTAAGAATAATGCACCCAGAATTATATAATAGAATTAATACGCTATCTAAGGAGCAGAACCTGTCTATCAACATGACAATCAATATGTTGCTTGGTTTTGCTTTTAACGAAATAGATAGGCAAGGTAAGAAATTCAAACAAACAGTTGTTTTTGAGTCCGAATAGTGATATATTAAAATAAATTTATTTCATATACATACTTTTTTATTAGATAGGCATAGTTAATATGCCTATCTTTTATTTTTTTGTTGCCGTATAGTAAGTTTGTATAAAATATTTGTACAATTTATCAATTTCTGTTAAAATGAGTATATAAAATTTATTGACACAAAAACAAAGACGTTCTTTAATTAGTAAAAATAGAGCTTCACAGCTATGTTTTTATTTTGGGTAAGAATAATAAAATAAAGACATATCCGTGCAGCGCTAGTAACTGCACGGAAAATGAATAGATTTCGAGCCTATTCTTCTACATGAATGAGATTCGGTTCAACGACCGGATCTTTTTCATTATCTTTTATCCAAAAGTGAAAGAATTTTCCTTTTTTTGGATAAATAATTTGACCGTTCTTCTTTATATAACGGCAGAATACTTCTTTCATATAGAAATACTCCTTTCTATCTTGTTAAATTACTCTGGGCCTGTCCCAGTAGCCTGGTGCGCTTCTTTTTTATTTTCAAGTTTTTTCATGTTAAAAGTACTAGCATTTTAAATGATGCCACTCTAGCAATAAAAAAGTCCTGTACCAGTATGTGGAGTAGGCGCGTTTTAACTGGCTCGTAAACCAGGTGGTTGTTTAGACCTACGCCACATATTGACACGGGACAAAATTGAGTTGTTAAAACGTCTTACCATCGCCAACCACGGCGAATCGCACCTCCAAGAAGTATTAACTCCTCAGCAACTTTATTATAGCATAATTCTACATAAGTAAAGGCTATTCCACAATTATTTTTAAAGATTGCAGAAAACCATTACCTCAATGGCTTATGGTATTGATTATTGTTATGCTTATTGTCTAGTATATGCTAGGCGAACATGACGTTCTGAGGTAGAATATAAACAAGCGTAAGTCGTATACTGAGCTTTAGTTAATAAGTGTAGTATATTCCTGCACCGACGTATACGCTGCTACAAAGGTACTCTTCGGAGTATCTTTCTTGATCCCTCCCCCTTATGCTTGCAAAATAATAATTCAGGTGTCATGATAACTATAAATGTTAGGCGCAACAATATTCATACTTTTAACGATATGGCTAATATTTTTTCTAGGAAGAAGAGCCAGTCAATTTCAAGATAAGATTGAGGAATATAATCAACAAAAACAGGTTATCCATAAGGTAACTGCAGATGATCGCCCCACAGTATATAAAAAAAGACCCTTACCATCAGATGTAATGGCGTCTAGAATAGAAAAAGAGCTTCGAATAAACCCAAACCTGGCACAAGACCAAGATGTACAAATTCGTGCATGTTTTAAAGCACGCGACCGCTTTATTCAAACCAATAATATTACCGAATATGCATCATTTTGGGATGGAATATTAGGCAGCGGCGGTCTTAAATTTTTAGGAAGATTTTGGCAATACGAACCTATAAAGATATACATTGAAGCAAACAGGAATGATGATGCTTGGCGGTTATTGAATCAATACGCACTCCTCACTCCAAATGATCCTACAATCTATCAATATAGGGTCGATATATTATTAAAAGAGGGGCGTTATCAGGCAGCAATAGAGCATCTACTCCATAAATTTGGCTATAAAGCAGAATCTGACGAAATAAATGAGAAAATTTTTCGCAGATATGCTGCACCTATATGTAAAAAAGCAGCATCAGAGATTAAAACTGCAAAAATATTTGAGATTTTAGAGCAATCAATCACTGAAGGAGTTTATAATCAAGATAAAGCACATGATCTACTGAAGAAATATTATATGGATATAGGGATAATTAAAACAACTAAGAAAGTAAAGTCATGAAAAAGTCAAAAATAATCATTATTATATTAGTACTTATTACAACGACCATCTGTTTGTTGGCCCTTACTAGTCAAAATCTAAAAACAGAAAATAAGAAAATCACCGGCCAAAGCCTAGTGGAAGAAGCAAACCAAAAACTGGTGGTGATAAAAATGGAGAAACACGCAATTGACGCCAGCATTGGATCTGGTCGCAATATCCCCAGTAAAGATCTATCTGATCTAAGTGTCTTAATAAAGTCTAGATTTAATGGAGCAAATTGGTTTTCTAGCAATACTGGTAGTTTTTACGTTAAACACGATAAAAGTGAGCAAGAATCTGTCTTAACTATCTCAGATGGTGCTTATTGTGCGAAGATTACAATAGATGATAATCATAAGTTGACTAATTACGAGTTTATCCACGAAAAATGTCGTGGCTATCAAGTATATGTATCCAATTCAGACTAGATAATCAGCGATCCTCTGTTGCTTAAAAACATCTGGTCATTTATTCCGTCAATAATGCCGTCAATAGAGAACGGTACATCTTTTCCATCTATCTTAATGTTAAGTTGTATTGGTTGCTTACTTCTTTCTATATTTTCAAATTCATGAGAAATAGAAACTGTCTTTGAAATATTTGAATCTATTTTTGGAATTGCGAGACTAAAATTAGATAATGGCGCTAATTCCTCAGTAACAATTTCGCCCAATTCTTTAGCTCGTTTCATCACTGGGTTTTCTGAGTCAATAAGTCCCAACATCAACCCTTTTCCAACAAAGTCACCAACTTTTCTAGCTGCCCTCGAAGGTGAATGAACATCTGCACCAGCTTTTAATCCTCTAAAAGCCGTTTTGCCGAGCGAATAACCAGCAGACCAAGCACTATTGCCTTTTTCATTAACACCATTAACGAAGCCTTGCCCAAAGTTTTGACCCGTACTTCTAGCATCTTGGAATACTCTAGGTGCGAGCATATTTAACTTGTCAATAGAGCCTTCTGCCGCTCTCCAAACATCACCCCAGGCTTTTCCAGCCCCGTCATTCATTTTTGATAATTCTTCAGCAACGGTTCTAGCCATCTGCTCTGTGTCTTTTTGCGCAAACTTAGCTTGCTTTCCGTGGCTATCTGTATAGGTTTGTTCGCTTTTAGACAGCTCAACGACTTTAGATCTTAACGATTCAAGATCACCTTTTTGCGCAAGATTGGCAAGCTCTGCCAGTTTTTGAGTGACAATTACGTCCATCTGACGTTTTTTACTCTCAGAAACACTATCATTATAGTCTCTTTGCGCTTTATCAGATTTTTTCTTTGCTTCGCCCATTCGCAATTCTGCAATTTCGGCATCCAATTGAAGTTTTCTAAGATCCTCAGTAGATAATTTACCGTTTCTTAGTGCATCATTATATTTCTTACGTGCTTCTGTTGCATCTTGTACTGATCTTAGATAATTCAGTTCTGCTTCTTTTGCGTCAAGTTCCTTACCTGACAATTCGTCAAGAATACGTTTTGTATCATCTAGAGCCTCTTTGTGTTTCTTCTGTGCCTCAGTACTAAGCTTAGTCCCGTCCATTCTTCTAGCTTCATTATCCTCAGCAGTTTTTTGAGCTGCTGAAAATAATCCAAAAGCAGTCGTAACTGTTCCGACAACAGCCGCTATTACAAGAAAAGCTGGGTTAGTTACAAAGTTAAGAATGTTAGACAGTGCAGTAGATGCTATTCCTAAAGCCCCCTGTGCGGCAGCAACAAGGTTAAGCCCCACAGCATAACCACCGACCGCAGTAGTACCAGCAATAATAGCCCCATTCATAGCAAGCTGGATTCCCTGAATGACACCCAATGCAACTTGATACCCCTGCCATGCAATAATAGCACCACCAATTGTGGCGACTAGATAGGAAAAGACCTCAACTGCTCCACGGCTCTCAGCCAATCCCCTCATAGCATTACCAATCCCATTCAATACGCCAACAATTACTCCTCCTGTAAAATTAGCGATCGGAATTAAGAATGAATCAACAAACGGCTTAAGATAATTACTCCACACGGATTCTAGTACTCTTCCCACCAGCCTAATCGCTCCTCCTAAAGTATTTAAGAACGCAGGCAATAATTCATTCCCAGCCCAGTGGATAAATGGTTTTAATCTCTCCCATACGTCAGACAAGATCTTTTTAGCAGGCCTAATGAACTTATCTATGTCATCTCCAAATCTCTTGAAGGCTTTTCCAATCTTATCAAAATTGAAACCTTTGAGGCCTTCTTTCATCTTTTCAAAGATCGCATTGACCTTATCAACACCCTTGGCTATATCAGAATTATCAAAACCTAGCCCTGATGTATCATGACTTACGCTTCCACCTCCTCCTGATCCACCAGAACCTCCAGAACCGCCTGAATCTTGTTTAGACAACACGTTCATCTCATCAAAACCAGCAAGCTGTTTGGCAAGCTTCTTAGCAGCTTTAGTGGTATTTCCGATATCTTTTGTAGATCCTTGGGCAGCTTTACCCACATTTGCCATTGAGTTCGCTGCTTGGCCACCAGAAGAAGCTACATTTTTAGCGCCAATTGAACCTAGACCAAATAGAGCCCTTACAGCATTGATCGCTGTTAAGACTAATTTAATAAATGCTGCTACATAGTTTGAAGCAGTCAGAATAATGTCTTTAACTACATTAAAGAAACCAGCAATATTGCTTTGTCCGATCGCATCCATACAGGCAGCAATACCACGCGTAATGGCATTCTGCATATTAGTGAATGACGTAGCAACGCCACCAGTGGCTCCTGCTGCTTGCTGTTCGAATGAACCTAATCCATTAATACCTTCTTTATTAAGCTTCACAACAGCCCGCATAAAATCGTCCATTGAAGCCTTGCCACTCTGCAAGGAATCATAAAGCTGAGAAGAGTCCATATAACCCATAGCATTAGCAATCTGCTTGAGCTGAGCCGGCATCGCCTGCATCAAGGTCTTCCAGTCTTGTAGTTCAGGTTTACCTTTTGCATAGGCTTGCTGTAGCTGCTCCATAGCAGAAGCCTGCAATTGAGCGTCTGCACCGCCGGCTAAGATAGCATTATTTAGTGCTAGATAGATAGCAGTGGAGGCGCGCAAATTACCGTTTGTAGCGGTTAAACGTTGTACAGCAGTAGTTGCAGCATCAAGAGTAGTAGGGAGACCTTCGAGCTTCTTGGAGAGATAGTCAATTGAGTCTTGCGAATCCTTGGTGGAGATTCCGAGGTTTTGCATAACACGCGGGAAGTTCTTGAGCGTATCGAAGCGCTTAATCGCATCACCAGTGCTAGCAGCGATCGCTGCCATAGCTTTTTGGGTAACCGCAGAAACAATGCCAATAACGGCACCAGTAGCGGCCATTTTAAGACCCATATTTTTAATCCCGCCGGAAACTCCACTAGAGGCCTGTGATGCGGCTTTAGAGATACTATTGAGTTTCTGATTGACCTTATCGATCTCTGCCTGGAACTGCTCAGTCTGGGCCTTAATTAAGACGTTAACCTCATCTACTGTATGTGCCATTATTGTTTCTCCTGTTCAATGTGTGCATTGATGTACGCATCCAAATCTTTTGAAGTCGTGAATCGTCTGGTGTTTGTGTGTTCTGAATCCTTAGCTAAGAATGGCTCTTTCAGGTATCTTCTACTATGGAATGCTGACCTAACATAAAGTCCAAGTCTGTGGTTTATCACATCTTGTTCCTCAAGCTTCATCTTGTGTCCTTCAATACAATCTAGAAACTGACCAATGGTTAATTCCCAGTATTCTTGAGGATGAATTCCTATCTTGAAAGCTACTGGTTGGCTTGTTCGCCAGAGTTCAATGAATGAGCTATATCTTCCATCGCTTTCTTCATCTCGGCTTTCATTTTCTTGGTGTCGATCTTTGTTCCTAAAAAACCAGCATCTGAAATACCTTCCATAATCGCCATCATTATTTCAGGAATACCAGTTTTAGCTACTTCGTCGAACTCTTCAGTAGTTCCACCACCAGCAATAAATAAGAATAGTAGTGAAGAGATAGATGGTTTATCTTGAAGTGAAGAAAAAGCATCAAAGAAACTCATCCCTTGTTCTTTTTCTGCCTTAGCAATATTAGAAGCTTTGTAATTTAGTTGAACCATGATTTATAACCTCGATTAAATAATTTCTGTGTGGGATTTAGCCCTCCCACTAGGCTTTAATTAGGCAACCTTACTAAATACTGGTTTACCGGAAAGTCGAAGAGTCAATTTGAATCCATCAACACCGTCGATTGTCTTTTCACCATAAGTGAAGTTTTTGACAAACGCTTTATAAGCAATTTTACGTTTGCCTAGGGTCAAAACTTCCCAATCACGGACCATACCGCTATCGAATAATGCACGCATCTTCTCAATTTGAGTATCGTCATCCATGTAGCCTTCGAGGTCCTGTGTACCCCAGTCAGCAGCACCAGAGAGGAATTCTTTAGCGCCATCTGGACTATCAAGAGTAGTTACCTCAATTTCTTCTTTCTCGCCGGTGATTTCACCGATAGAGGTTAAACCTTTAATAACGAGATCAGCTGGTTCTGCACCTGCTTTTTTAAGGGTGAGGGAAGTCCCCATTGTTAAACCTTTTGCCATGGTTTATTTTCCTATTTGAATTTCACTGCACTGAAACGGCAGTTAGAGTGGAAAAGCGTTCCTTCTGGATTCGGAACATCCACAGAATGTACTAGTCGATAGTTGATCGTTCTCATCTTAGCCTCGACTTCGCTAAGAATGCGGGATAGGTCAGTACTTTTGTTCGTAAAAATATCTACAACGACTTCAATATCTTGTTTTGCAATCTGGTTATCTAGGTTATATTCAGGATTATTGCTGCCAATCCAAAAGGTGATTACGGGAACTTTCGTGAATATTGCTTGAGAACCTTGCTGACAAGCGTATCCTAGGCTTTTTAGTGCTTTATAAACCTCTTCTTTTGGTTGGTACATTATCTTCTCCCCAGACTTGCTGAGATAGCTTCTTCAATCTGTCTCTTGATATCGTCTTCAGACATCTTTAATCCTCGATACATAGAAGCTCTCGCAGGATAACCATTAGTTTTAATGAACTTTAGACCATCTTTTGTATCTAGAGGAAATACCCAAGGAGTCATGCGATAAGTCATACCTTCACCCTTTGGATGAGTTCCTACCGCTTTCTTGCCAACTCCGTATTCAACAAACATTGCATACTCTGTTGGATTCATGATTCCTCCAATAATCTCAGAGCCTTTAAGTTCAGCCGGAATCACAGTAAGAGCGCCTCGCAGTTTGCCGCCGTGTTTGTATCTATTTTCTGGAATCAAAGGTTTAGTCTTCTGTTCCAGAATCGCCGATGCACGGTTTACGCCCCTAATGAGATTCTTAATTACTATTGATTTATTCAGCTTAGATTTAAGCTCTTGGATACCAGTAACATCGATCGTTACGCTCGCCATTTCACCCCCGTGATGAGCTTATGCGAATCAAAGGGAAGAACTTTAGTTACTTGGTAGATCGTTTCTCCTACTTTGATTAAATCGTCTAATTCAATCTCTACAGAAGTGCTACAAGTGATACTAATATCGATCTTCTCAACAAGGCCCATTTCATTCTGAACTGCTCCGAGTTCATTGAATCGAACATTGCCATTGAAGCTGCGTTTGATATTAGAGCTTGAATCTTCTTGTTTAACAATCCCACCTTCATCATCAATAGACTCAGTCTTATCTAAGATGTAGATGTTCTTGTCATAAAAGATATCAGCGATAATATTTTGCGCGACCCTAGGAAAAAACACGAATCCTCCTATAAGGCTTCAAGATATTTGCCACTCCTCCAAATAATTCACTATCTGAAGCAGTAGTAATATAGTTTTTAGCAGTATTCGAGAATGTAATGGTTTGTCCATTGTCTGAGATAGATTGAATCTTACTTTCAGTACTAGAACCTGAAAGCTTATCTTTTGATTCCTGAAGCAAAGAAGACACAACTCTAACCGATATAGATACTAGTCTCTCGTCATAACGAGGTTTATTGTCGTTAGTGAGATTAAGATATAAAGACAAACGATCAGCCATCTCAAGGGCTAGAAAATCCACTAAAGCGTTGCTATCTGCATTATTAACAGTGACGTTAATCGCTTTGAGCTTCTCTTTTAGCTTGGAGATGAACTGATCCTTATCTAGCATCTTATTTTCCTTCTGTTTTAACTTCAGGTTCAGATTCAGCTTCTTTAGTATCTTTAGCATCAGTTTTATTCTTTGCAACCTTAGGGGCTTCAAAAAATTCCACCGCATAGCCAGCAGATTCAAAATAATCAAGTTGAGACTCACTAATATCAGCTTCAGCTTTACCGTCGGCGAAAGCCACAGAAGCTGAAACTCCCATGTAATCCTTAACTGGTGATTTGATGATTGCTTTCATCTTACTTTCCTTTCTAATTAAGCGATTTTAATTTTACGGAGAACGACAGCAGCCTTTGTAGATTTGAGGATTGCTGCACCAACGAATTCGACTTCGCCAAACTTAACCGCTCCCGGAGTGGTAAAGTCTGGAGGGTAAATTTTAACAATATCATCACCCTCTGGAGTTACGACGTGAAAGCCATCGAGAGCTGCACGAATGGCATAAATTGATGTTTCTCCAGCTGGACTCTTAGTCTCAATAATCGGATCATTGCTACCTGGTTTTTCACCCATAATCACAATCTTCGCAGTGCCGAATTTAGCGGTTTCATTACCAGCTTCGTCTCGTGAAATAGTAAGACCATGAGCTTCATCAAACACAGATTGAAACGCAGCATACATATCAGCATTCATTAAGATATGCGTTGCAGCACCGCCCATTTTACCTAAAGCTTTTCTGAGCATAAATCGGAAAGCAGAACCATTGGCTTTAATTTTTGCAGAGTCTGACAAATCGATAGCGGCAGCTGGATTAATCTCATTAGAAGTACCGGTTAAGATTTTGTTCAAACCATCAAAATCGGTTGGACGAACACCAGAGTCACCGTTGATGATCTGGTTATGAAACTCAGCAATAGTTGCCTTTGCTTTTTGCACCGATTGGTACTCCACTTCATCAACAACTTGTTTTTCGTTAGTAGCGATTACACGGTCGATTTTATATGCACCACCCATAACTTTAAGATCGGTAGAAATCTTGGTGGTTTTTGTTTCTTGGGCAGTATATTCACCATTAATTGCACGACCAGCAGCAGTAGGCTGGGTGGTAATGCGGTTATATGAATAAGTTAGAGATTTTCCACCTTGAGGCTTGACAGTGTTGTCAAACTCTAAGTCATTCATAAGTGGGGAAGTCTTAAATTCATCGATTACTGAATCAGTCAACGTGTCTTGGCTGCGATTTCTTACGTCAGCTAATGTAATTGGCATATATTATCCTTTCTTGCCAAAGAGAAGTTCTCGTGTGCTAATCTTGCCACCATCTCCGCCTGGTTTAGGTCTGCTTGATGGGTCAACTGGCGTCCTACCAACCAGCTTCTTCTTGACTTCTTCTGCAACAGCCTCGTTCCAAACCTTTTCGAATTTATTGATATTTTCTTTGGTTTTGTCGAGGTCTTCGTCTACGATGTAGTCAACAAAGATGCTAGGCATCAACTTCTCTGATAATATTTCGCGTGCTTCTGCACGATTTTCGCGGATTAACAGGTCGCGTTCCTTACTTGCAAGCTCACTTTTTAAGCGTTCTTGCTCCTCATGAGCCTTTTCTTCTTCAGAAAGTTTTGCTCTACGTTCATAGTCAGCTAGAGCGTTTTCGATAGCTTTAGCCGTCTTTTCGCTGTTTTTAGCGTTAATTTCATTAACTCTTTTGGAGATAATTTCATTAACTTCATCTTGAGAGAAAGTTTTTGGCTCTTGACCTTGATTTTCTACACCAGGATTTTCAGCTGGGTCATTGCTGTCTGGTTCGTCTTTGTTGATAATTGGTGTTGGCACAACAATTCCTTTCGATTTATCGCCTCTCGGCTTATTAGTTCCATCAAAAAACGACCAGCATAAGCGGTCGTGAATCTTCAAATAAAAAAAGACCAACTAGAACCTATGCAAGTCGTAGATGATCTATGGTGATTATATCACATGACATTATAAAATTGTACGACGTTAATGTTATCTATTCTTAAAGAAACTTTTCCAAAACGGATTTTCTTTATCAAAGGCTTCTTTTTCTTCATTTGTTAAGGCATCTGGATAGTCTCTAAATAACCAATAGATTTTATGTTTATCGAAAGAAAAAATATGGTCCCCCCATCCTATGGAATCATTTATATCATCATCTGTAGCTCGTCCCGATTTTATATCATCCTCAGAAATGCCATGAAAAATTGTTCCCCACCAAACCTTATCATCCGGTTTTTCTTTCATCCATTCAATATAACCATCGATTTCTGACACTATAAGATCCTCCCAGTTTTACCTTTCAACTGATTTTTTTGTGATGTATTAATATAGCCAAGTATATCAGGAAATTCTTTTATTCTCTCAAATGCTCTAATTTCTGCCAAATACCCTTTAATTGGCATTTGTAACCCGTATTTTGTTTGGGTTCTAGGACAACCGAACCGTTTTTTGAGCGTACTTTTTGTAAAAGTTTTCCATCCATTATCTTCAGGGGATTGAAGTTCAAGATATTGCCATTTTTTTAATTCATCATTAAGCCTAACTATCGCAACATGTTTACCTATTCCAAAATAGTACTCTTTATTTGGTACCATTGTCTTTAATAAAGAATACCCAGTCTTATGTCCATCAATCCCCTCTCTAATGATAGCGATTTCCTTTATTATTTGTTTTGCGTTAATAGAAAAGAAGCTTCGACTCTTGCCTCCCCTAAAGTCCAGCACATCATATCCCAATCTATTCCCAACATACGCAAGAGCTACAGATGCACATGAGCCAGTAGTTCTGTCTCCTCCTCCAACTTTCTTTATTATTTGATCGCTATCAAGTCTTTCAGTCAGCTTGCCAACTTTTAAGAATTCGATTCCAGACTCTTCTTTTAAATAGCGTAATTCTTCGTTAGGTGGGGTGGCACTATATTTTTCAACACCTATAGGCTCATTGGATCCAACTATATTACTAACTGCAGACGACGGGGTGTCTGGTCTTTCTTTTGGCATACTGCCAGTATGTCTCTTCAGCCACTCATCATACGGCTCGTTATCAACATATTCATTCTCGCCGTCTTCATTTCTAGCAATTCTAATTGCAGACTCGTATTCTTCGCCAAGATAAGCAGAGACTGTAGAACGACAGTTAGGATGAAGCGGAGGGAGGTTCTCTCCCGCCTTAGCATCCTCAATATTGTAGATTTTTTTATCATGCTCTCGGCAAATATCGGAAGTCTTCGAATCCAGTGTTGCGATAAACTTATATTTTTCAACACCCATAGTTTTTAAGGCTTCAATTTCGGCCTGATTTTGGAAATAACAAGTCTCAGTCTGAACTAACCTTGTAGCCTCATACTGTGTAACGCCGAACCTCTCCCTAATTCCTCTTGCGGTTTTTGAATAACTCTCACCTCTAGCGATAGCAGAGCCGATAACCTCTTTCAGAGTATCAGCCAATTTGTCCGTGTTCTTCCATATTCTTTCGGAATAATTACCACCTAAAAACTTAGTATTGAGTACTTGATTGACCGCTCTATTATCTAGTCTAGAGAAAGCAGGATTGATTTTAAGTCCTACACCAGTGTCATAGATGGTTTTATAGTAAGCATTCTTTATTGTCTCTCTGTGGGCCTTAGTTTCAATCTGCTGGTGTTTTAGGCTGGCTTTCTTACTTTCTGCCCAACAATCGGCATAGATATATTCAAGCCTTGTCATGCGGGCCTTATAGTTGTCTGGAAGATATTCAGATAGCCCAGCTTTTCTCATCTCTCGATGAAATCGTTCGAGGTCGCCATTCGGGATAATGACCCTTAACTTCTCTTGATCGAATCCCTCGTCGTCTTTGTAGCAGTTTTTATATAAATTCTTAATGTCTTCAATGATCTTTAACTTTGCATCATCATAGATCGCGTGGATATCCTCTAAATAGGGGACAGAAAGCTTTTCGGCTTCTGTCAACCTATCTTCAGCACGTTCTCGCCAATACTCATCCGAGGGTAATCCGCGACGATCTTTCATAATTAATCCTCGTCGTTATTTGCATTATTTTTATCTACATTAGGTAACCCAGTTGCATAATTATCATTAAATTCAGGTTTAGCTTCTTCTTTGGCAAGCTTGACGGTTTCCTCACCATCACGAACGAAAGATAACTGACTGACCAGTAAAGCAGAGTCAACGATGCCACGAAGATTATTGATCATTTGGCTTGCCTCATAGTCATTCTTTGGTAGATTGCGGTTAAAGATAGCATCAACATCCTTGGTGGAGATTTCACTAGATAATTCAC